ACGAATACGATGACGGCGAATCTTACCCTATTGTCATGGACGGAAAATACGCTGGAGTGATCGGAGTAGGTGGCCTTCTCCTGGCAAGGATACCGGAAGAACTCGCGCAATCTCGTGTTGCCTATCAGCAAAGACAAACTGAAGGTCAAGACGAAGCTGTAGAAAACGACTTACTGAAGGATCAGGACAAAAGAATGCCGATGAAATTCGAGCGTTCTAGCAAAAACTTCGGTGGTACTAAGAAATAAAATTCTCAACACCAACGAATAAAATAAACCGAACTGGAGGCCGTTTAACGACGGCAGGTTCATAAGGAGAAACATAATGGCAAATAGAAACACGCAAGGTTTTGGTTTGATCCCTGCTGGTACATTAGGTGCAACACCTTCTACTGGCGGTCAGAACAAATACAAAATCGATAGTGGCTACGCAACTAGTTTATACATGGGTATGCCTGTGCAGCTTGATTCTGCATCGGGTGCTAATGTAGATCCTGGTTATATAGTTACTGCACAAGACGCTATTACGGTTCCAACGATTGGTGTATTTAATGGTTGCTTCTTCACAGATGCTAATACATTAAAACCAACTTTTTCATCGTTCTACCCAGGTGCTACAACACCAGCTGCGGGTCCGAACAATGGAGATACGGATGCATTCGTAATAGATAATCCATGGCAACAATATGTTGCTCAATTAGATGCACGTTTAGGTGCGTCTGGTGATGCAGCACAAGTTAACTTTGGAAGAACAATGGGTTTAACAGTTAGAGCAGAAGGAACTACAACAGCTTCCGGTTCTACAATATCTGGACAATCCAATGGTCAATTAACAGTTGCAACTGTTAGTGACATAGCCAACCAATGGAGACTGTTAAGAGTCGCAGAAGATCCTGAAAATGAAGATCTTACAACTGCAGCTCAAACAGATCCAGCATTAGCAAACTTTTCAGGTTACGCTTCTGTAGTTGTGGTTGTTAACAAGTCACAATGGTTCGGAACAGGAACGGTAGGAGCATAATATGGCAATATCACGAGCACAACTAGTTAAAGAACTAGAGCCAGGTCTGAATGCACTATTCGGTCTGGAATACAAAAGGTATGAAAATCAGCATGCTGAGATTTATACTACAGAGTCAAGCGACAGAGCTTTCGAAGAGGAAGTAATGTTATCTGGCTTTGCAAACGCAGATGTAAAAGCAGAAGGAGCAGGCGTATCATACGACGACGCGCAAGAAACTTATACTGCTAGATACACAATGGAAACGATCGCTTTGGCTTTCGCTATCACAGAAGAAGCAATAGAGGACAACCTTTATGACAGACTTTCTTCTAGATACACAAAAGCTCTTGCAAGATCTATGTCTAATGCAAAAGAAGTTAAAGGTGCAGCACCTTTGAATAACGGTTTACCAGCTATCGCAGCTGCAAACGCGTTTCAAACAGGTGACGGCGTTAACTTGTTTTCTACAGCACACCCAACAATTGCGGGTAATGTAGCAAACACTTTGCAAACACAGGCTGACTTAAACGAAACTTCATTAGAAACAGCATTGATTGATATCGCTGCTATGACTGATGAAAGAGGTTTAAGAATAGCTGCAAAAGCGGTTAAGATGATCATTCCATCAGCTAATCAGTTCAACGCTGAGAGAATTATGAAGTCTCAAGGTAGAACTCAAACTGCTGATAATGATATCAATGCAATCAACAGTATGGGAATGGTTCCTCAAGGTTACAGAGTGAACAACTTCTTAACTGACCCTGATTCATTCTACTTAATCACAGACGTTCCAAACGGTATGAAAATGTTCTCAAGAACTCCATTGGCAACTTCAATGGAAGGAGACTTTGATACTGGAAACGTAAGATACAAAGCTAGAGAAAGATACGCTTTCGGCGCTTCTGACTTTAGAGGTATCTTCGGTGTTGAAGGTGCGTAAGCAATAATCAATTTTTTGTGGCGGACATTGTTCCGCCACAATCATAAAATAAACGGTGAGATTCATGAAAAAATTTATAGTAAATATTTGGGCGTACGATCATCATGCAAAATTTGATGTATTGTCCCTAGATGACCCACAATCCCTAGAAAATGCAATCCTTGACAAACTTGGAGAAAATGTTATAGTTTGGGAAAAAACGGGAATGTTTGGTCCGTTAAATAGAATAACCTATGAGGAGGTTGTTAATGATACAAGACCTTTACAAAGCAAAAAGGTCCTTGGAGTTGAAGTGGGAACAGGAGCATCTATCTAATGGTAGATATACTCTTGACATGGTCAGAATTGATGACAAAATTAAAGAAGTCATCACTAAGATCAAGCTGGAAGAAGCAGCTATTGCCCATAGACAAAATATTGTCGAAGGAGCAGCTCCACAAGTTTCTGTAGCTACTTAGAACAAAAGCTACACCGCTGAAATCGCACTTTCTTATAAGGCTCTCTTGCACTCTACTAAAATCTAGTATATAAAAAACTTACTATACAATTTAAATGATATATAGACGCGTATAGTCGACGGCCTAGAGACTATATATCTTAACTAGGAAAAGGAGAAAAATTATGGCAAGAACAAACTTTTCGGGACCAATTAACGTTGGCCGAATTCAAAACAACACAGGATCGATTATTTCAGAAAATGTAAGAAACGTTGCATTTGTTGAATGTCACGCTTCGTTCCCTGTCAATCACAGTAACTTTACTGTAACAACTGATGCTAACAAGTTAGCTATTACTGGTTCTAATGGAGCAAGTACAACTTCTGTTACATTTTTAGATACTACTCAAAACGTACCTGGAATAACTTCTGATGGTGGTTTTGAAGCTGCTTCTGTAATTACTTTAACATCTGCTGGTGCTGATAATGCAAGAACTGCAACTATCACTGGAACAGACGTTTTAGGAAATGCACAAACTGAAGACCTAACAATGGCTTCAGGTGGAGTTGCAACTTCAGCTAAAACTTATAAAACAGTAACTTCAATTACAATTGATGGTTCTGGTACTGCAGGTACTTTAGAAGTTGGTGTAATTGAAACTGGATTAATTTCAGTTGTGTGTAGATCGTTATTTAACGAATACCCATTAGCTCAAACAGCTGACTCATCACCTAAAAACTTAGCAAACAATATTGTAATACCTAAATTTTCTAGAATTAACGATATTAGATTTGTTGTTAACGAAGCTTTTGATACAGCTGGTTTTGACATGCAAATTGGTGCTAACGTTGCACAAGCTGCAGGATCTATGACTAACAGTTTAGATCTTGATTACTTTGCAGGTGATACATCTAACGATGTAAAAGGTGTTGCTTCTCATCACATTCCAACTGGAATGGACCAAACAGTAGCTCAAATGAAAAATTGTTTAAATGTTTCAGATGATGACGCTGCTGGTTTTGAGATGGACAAAGTAGTTGTAATTTCTGCTGCAACAGATGACGCTTTAACAGCCGGAGAAGGTGTGTTAAATGTTTACTGGACGCAGATGGTTAACGACACTAACTAATAAAATTTAACTAGGGCCCTTCGGGGCCTTAGTGTAAATTTAAGGAGAAAAAATTATGGGAACAAGTATAGTAAGTCCTAAAAGTAAAACATTAGTCCCTGATACAACATCAGCGGATGATAATTCTATTGCGGCTGCACAAACACCAGGTGGAGCAAGTAATTTAACTTTACTTGCAACAGCATCAACTTTTGCTCCAACTGGAGTAGGTTTATTTGTTACGGTAACTGGAGACGGTGCAACTGATTTAAGATCAACAAATTTTACAATTACTGGAACAAATGCTTTAGGGATAACTGCTACGGAAGTCCTTGCTGGACCTAACGGAGCAGCAACAGTAACAAGCACACTAAAATATAATACAGTAACTCAAATTGCTGTAAGCGGTGGAACTACTACAGCAGTAAGAGCTGGAAATGCAGCAGGATCAGGAGGATCTGAGCAAACTGTATTTGCAGGTAGAACTAGATTAAGAGAATTATTTGGTACAACTGCAGCTACAGCCGATACAGTCACTACATTTTTTAATGGTGGTCAATCACAAGGAAATGAATTGTTTGCTGTAAAAAATCCTGCAGGAGCTCAAACTTTAATTAATCCAGCTTCAGCGCATGGAGGAATACTGGCTAATGAAGGTTTAGCTGTAAATCTACCAACTAACAGTTTTGTAAGTTTAACAGTATATTTCGACGGGTAGGTAG